GACTCGTGTTTATCCATCTTATTTGTAGGGTGTTTGCTTGGTATAACCTCTGGCACCTTGACGGTGTTCTTAGGTTTTTGAACCTTTTGACCAGGTGTAATAGACATTACATACTCTCGATATGCGTCAGTGCCAATCTCAAAGACTTCTTTTATATCTGTGATCCAGCTGCGGAACTTTGTGTTCTCTGCTGTAAGACATAATACGTAGTTAGGACCTCTGCGGTGTATTTTACCAACCTGTCCTTGCTCAGTAAGAACCCACTCACCCTTCTTATATACTTCGTTCTTATAGAACTTGTCTCTGGTGATGTTTGCTTCCGCAACTTTGGATTTCTTAGTGAAGTCTGAAAGACTTTTCATGAATATAGTTGTACATATCAAGTTTATTTATAAACCCATTCCCTTTCTAACTTCTGTCATAAGCTCCATTTTGTCTTGGACGGTCAATGTGGCGGGTATTCCCTTCGCAAAATCTGAAAATTTACCCTGTTCTGCTGCCTCTCTCATCTTAGATGCGGACATTCCTGTAGCACCATCTTTATCTGGATCTCTTTCTCCCGCAGACTTAATTTCTATGGTAGAAAATGAGTAGTCATCTCCTCTATTATTTTTTTGTAACCAACCAAAATCATTTATCCTATCGGAACCTACCATCATTACCACATCAGTATATTCCTTCATCATCAAATGCTTCATAACATCTACAGGAGTTCTGCAACATGCCTTATCATCTATATTACTAGCATATTGTGGGAACATCATCTTCATAAATTTTGTTTTGATATTATATGGTAAAGGATTTTTCTTTTCTCCTGCTGTCTGTGTTGGTATAATCAACCAATCATCAGATCCTGCCTCTTTTGCCACTGCCTGTATAAGTTTTTCATGTCCTATGGTAGGAGGATTGAATCTACCATATGCAAATACTACTTTCTTCATTGCTTAGTATCTCCGTTGACCCAGTTTTTTTCTACGTTAAAGTTTGCTACACTAAATGATAAACGATCTACTAATTTGACTGCATTGGTGCCATCTTGTATAGCAACATACCCCTCTGGTGCGGTTACAGTGTATCCATTTTCAGTTCTTAGATATGTGCCAAATCTTTCACCTGTTTCTAACTTACGTATGAACATTTCTTTAGCAGTTTGTATTGCTGAGTACAAATCTACTGTGCTCATTAGTGCTTTTTTCTTATCCTTTATCATGTCTAAACCATCATACAGTTTAGTTAGTTTGTTTGCCTTTGCTTTTGGTGTCTTAACTTTATCTGCTGCTTTTTTTACTTCGGTCTCAAAATATTTTTGAAATTCTGTAACAAATACAGTAGAATTAGGTAGTTTTTTACCTTCACGAACATACTTATTAAAAAATATTTTTAGTCTAGTTCCTATCACTAGTTGATCTTTTGATTTTATCTGTTCTGCCACCTCATCTAGGAAACTAGACGCATTTCTGAGGTAAGAAACACTACTAGTTTTTAATTTTTCCATAGTTTGTTTTTCTGATTTTGTCAACAATACATCGCTGCCTAATTGACCTGTCTCAGCACTCAAAACAAGGACATTTTTACTGTCATCTAACTGCGATACGTCATATCCAAACTTAGCTTGCATACTTCCAATGTCGTTACCAGAGTATGAAGTATGAAACACTACACCAAGTTTTGCTTTCGATGCTTTTTCATATAATTCGTCTTCTTGTGGTATACAATAGGTTATTGTGTTAGGTTGAAATATTAAACAGTCAGTTCCATTAATTTTTTTCTTTACTTTATCATCAGTGAATAGTAAATCACCCTGTGCAACACCTTCTATACCTAATTCTGGTAGATATTTTAAACAATCTTTTAATTTTTTAGCAAGACCTGGCGAACTACCATGGTTAAGATCTATGTCTTTGTCTGTAAAATTAACTTTTGCGTTGACATTGAATATAGATTTAGAACCAACAAAAAATCTGTCTGTGCCAGGATATTTACCACAAAATACAGCAGGAGCACCGTCCCATTTTGTAGTAATTTTAAAACTATTTTTCTGTACTCCTGTAAATACCCTTGCTAACTCATCTAAGAACATAAATGCGTCCGTAGCACCTTGTTCACCGTCTAACAAGATGCTATCTTCTAAATGTTCTAGGTGAGTGTTCTTAGACATTAGAACAATTTTGCAAAAGGACCGTATTTTTCACCTTCTTTCTTTGCCATGAATACAAAATCTGTACTGAAATCATCTAAGTCTTCTTTATTTAATGACATTATCTCATTTAACCATGTTATTTGTTGTATCTTAGAGTTTGCTACGTATGGTTTGCTTCCCATACTCATCAACAGATTTTCATATGCTTCGTCAACTTTATTAACAACTAGATTAACACCCTTTGATTTGATAAAAGATAACATTTCTTTGATGTTCTTGCCAGCTTGAGTGTCTTTACCATTTTTATCTATTAAATCATCTAGACTTGATGGATAACTATCTTTAGCAGGGTCAAAAGATTTGTTAAAATGTTCCATTTTTCTAATAACAAGTTCTACTGTTGCTTTTCCTATTCTAGCAGCACCCGCACCTTTTGCAGTAGGTTCATATTTTAATCCAGAAAATTTTGCAGAATCATTTGCTTTGATTTGAAAGTTATATTCTGTACCACCATTACTTTTTACGATAAATCTAGTATCTTGAGTGCCTAATACCTTCTCTCCTTTAGATTCTTTAGTTGACATGTCACAAGTGGCACTTTGAAATTTTATTTCTATACTCTTTAAGTCTTTAAAAAACTTAGGATTGTGGTTTGCATACTCTAATGTAGCACAATCTCCTTTACTCACTTTTTTTAGTGAGATACCAAATACTGTAGGACCTGATGGATCTTTAACGGTGCTGAATAATGACTGCATTACCGCATTTAATTGCTTTAAAGAACCATTTCTTTCAACAACTTCGTCTATTGCTTTCTCTGCTGCAGAACGATCTCTTATTAACCACACGTCAGCAGGATCCCAGTTATCTTTTTTAGTTATATTGAATGGATCACTACCAATTACCTTAGTAATATACTCCATAAATCCGCCAGGTTCATCACGATCAAATTCTTCTATGTTTCTTGGAGATACTTTTGCCATCAATGTACATGTCATTTTATAAAAACTTTTTATCCACTCCATGTCAACAATATCTTCACCCTCTTTTTGCCATATTGCTAACAATCTATCATAAGTTTCTTTATCTTTTACAATTGCTTGGGCATCTTTAAATTTTACGTTGTCTTTTATAGCACGTTCAAAGACCACAGCAGCACCCCTCTCTTGCATTTTAGTTATAGTTGATGCAGATAGATCACTCAATCCTTTTTTAGTTGCTTCTATCTTAACTTTCTTTGTTCCTATCTGATAAAGAGCATATGATTTTTCTCCAGTGCCTTTCTTGCTCGGACTTACAGACTTAAAACCTCTTATTACGTCATCTACGTTAGACTCTCTGGTTTTGATTTCCAATTGCTTTGTAGCATTCCAATTGAACTCGTCAGGATTATAAAACCAAGGGGCATCATCATCCGTAGAGTCTAGTAATTCTTTCATTAGACTCAATTCTGTGTCGTTCGGATTAGGTTTTTTTAACTTATCAAGTTTGCTAAGTAAAGCACCTTTCTTTATGTTTTTAAAATCTTTTGCCATGATATTATTTAGAAATGTTTCCAGTATTGTGGAGATAGTAAACCAGATTCTGTGTCAGTTCTATGCTTAAGAGTTAAAACAATATCGCCCGCAAGACTAATTCGTCTATGTTTTCTAGGTTCAGCAACAGTATAATGTTCGAGAGAACCAGGAAACATAACAAGATGCTCTGCTTTAGGAGTGATTCCATAGGTCGATGTGTTGTTAAATTTATTTTCTGACGAAAACCTAAAAGCATCTCCAAACCATTCATTAGGATTTTTCTTATGAAATATTATTGGATCGCCAGGTGTTTGAATATAGTACACATATGATATGTGTGAACATGAGTGGTAATGCATTGAAACTGTTTGACCAGGATCACATATAGTAAACCAAGTCTTGACAAAATTGATCTGAAATTCTTTTTTGTCTACTTCAAAATGCTGTAAGTATTCGATAACAGATTTCTTAATCTCTCTGAAGAAAGGTATAAGTCTGGTATCCTGATGTATCAGGACTTTACCATTCAATTCACCTGTTATCCTACCTGTAGAATTATCAAACTTACCATCCTCAAAACTTTTGTATAGTGATGGTAAAAATCCTTTGATTCCCTTCTCATATATTATTAAAGGGAATGCCTGATGAAAATTAGAGATCGTCTGCTGCACGGTTTTCGGAGTCATGGATGTCAAAACTACCGCCAGGATATCTTTTCTCTAGTTTCTTGATATTTCTTTCAATTACCTCATCAAATGATATGTCTAGTGCCATACATGCTTGTGCTACATACCACATAACGTCACCCAACTCAATAACAAGATGCTCTCGATTATCGACTGACCAAGGTTTACCTTGGAAGACCATCTTTTTAACGATCTCCAAAAACTCACCAGACTCAGCAGACATGCCAACAGCAGCAGTGGTAAGACGTTCAATATTGGCACCCTTTCTGTCAAGTTCAACCAAACGATCAGCAAGATAGACAAAATCTTTACTGGAATCGGATGTGACACCATCCACGAAACGACTGTACTTATCAAAATCTATAGTCATGAAATTAATTGCATAGTTTCTGGTAACCAAACATAGTCTAACTCACTACTTGCCAGTATGTCAACCGCTTGTTGCGGTGTTTCTACCAGTGGTTCACCAGATAAATTTAAACTGGTATTTAATATTATACCATTTCCTGTCAGGTTTCGCAACTCTAGTAACAGTTGATACAAATGACCACTACTTACGGTCTGAACCCTGCAAGTATTATCTATATGGGTTACGGAAGGTATGTTTACATTCTCTTTAACTCTATAACATTGAGTCATGAATGGACTCGGTTTATCAATGTCAAAAAATAAATGAGCATCTTCTTCTAAGACAGATGCTGCAAATGGTCTATACCATTCTCGTTTTTTTATTTTGTTTACTACATCTTTTCCGTCTGGATCAAATGCAGTGTATACTATTGACCTGTTCCCAAGTGATCTTTGTCCTGCTTCAGCGTATCCATAATATATCCCAATGCTTTTTTGTTCTTTAATGAGTCTAGCAACTTCTTTCGTGCTGACTTCTCT